TACCGTGACTTGGGCGAACACCTTAAACTCGTCATCATATCTCATAGTTGACAACAACTACTTAAAAGTGTACAACAAGTATACTGATAAGTATGTGTTTATTCCAGCGGCTGCTGCGACTGCGGGTGTTATGGCTTCGACAGATCTTGTTGCCGCCCCATGGTTCTCACCCGCTGGTTCAAGACGTGGACAGTACTTCGGTGTTACTTCTCTTGCTTACAATGCCACAAAAACACAACGTGACCAATTGTACAAGGCAAGTATTAATCCGATTGTGAATCTTCCTGGCCAAGGTATTCTGCTCTATGGTGACAAGACCAAACTTGGTCGTCCTTCCGCATTTGATCGCATCAACGTCCGACGCCTATTCTTAGTCGTTGAACGAGCAATCAAAGGTGCCGCACAGAACGTTATGTTCGAATTCAATGATGAGTTCACTCGTGCGGAGTTCGTTAACATTGTCGAACCCTTCTTAAGAGAGATTAAGGGTAGACGGGGTATCACTGATTTCAGAGTAGTGTGTGATGAAACAAACAACACTTCTGATATCATTGATAACAATCAATTTGTCGCTTCGGTCTTTATTAAGCCTGCTCGATCTATCAACTACGTCACATTAAACTTCGTAGCGGTTAGAACTGGTGTAGACTTTGATGAAGTCGTTGGGCTGGTCTAGGAGATAGAAAATGGCATTACTAGGAGTCGACGACTTTAAATCGAAACTGCGAGGTGGTGGCGCTAGAGCGAATCTGTTCAAAGCAACACTTAACTTTCCAGCATACGCAGGGGGTGACGTAGAACTTACGTCATTCCTTTGTAAAACTGCGCAGTTACCACAGTCTGCAACCAACTCGTTCGCTGTTCCCTTCAGAGGGCGCGAACTTAAGGTTGCGGGCGATCGCACATTCGAAGATTGGACGGTCACTATCATCAACGATACTGACTTCACCATTCGTGATTCGTTTGAACGATGGATGAACGGAATGAATGCTCACAGTGCTAACACAGGTTTGACAAATCCAGTTGACTACCAAGCAGATTTGCTTGTTGATCAATTAGATCGTGATGAATCTGTAATCAAGCGTTATACATTCAGAGGCGCGTTCCCGACTATTGTTGGACCAATTCAGCTCGATTATGAAACAAGGGATGCGATAGAAACCTTTGATGTGACGTTCTCATACCAGTATTGGGAATCAAATACGACGAGTTAATTTCGTTATAAGTAAAACAGACGGGGATGAATAGGTCGCCCCTTCCCTTTCCTTAGAGGGTAGTCCCCGTCTTTTTTATTACATTCATTAAGGGGAATGTTACGAAACAAATACATTACATTGTGCCAAAACACATGGGTGGAACTGATGACCCAGACAATATAGTCGAACTAACAGTTGAAGAACATGCTGAAGCACACCGTAAGTTATATGAAAAATATGGGCATATGCAAGATTTGATTATGTGGAAAGGTGTGTCAGAAATCGCAAAATTCGGAATGCTGTCGGATGACCAAAGACGGGCTATTAAAAGGATTGCGTGTACTTGGCGGTCAACGACAATATTAAAGGAAAATCATAGTGGCTGATAATATTAACACACTTAAACTTTTTGGTTTTGAAATAAAAAGAACCAAAAAGGGTGATCGTGGTAAGCAGGAATTACAGTCTGTTGTACCACCGTCTGACAATGACGGCGCGGGTTATGTAACGGCTACCGCTGGTCATTTTGGTCAGTATATCAACATGGAAGGGGATGAGTCGAAAGACAATCACCAACTTATCCTGCGTTATCGTGGTGTTGCTATGCACCCTGAAGTTGACATGGCAGTTGACGAGATTGTTAATGAAACCATTTCAGCATCAGAACTACAATCATCTCTAGAACTTTCCTTAGACGATATTGAAGCCGGTGATAAAATTAAAGATCAGGTTCGCGAAGAGTTTGAGAACATCGTCGCATTGCTTCGTTTTAATGAAGTTGGTCATGAACTTTTTAGATCTTGGTATGTAGATGGTAGATCATATCATCATCTACTTGTCAATGAGGCCAATACTAAAGCGGGTATCCAAGAGATTAGACCTATTGATGCCGCTCGAATTCGAAAGGTCCGTGAAGTAAAATACAAGAAAGATCAAATGACAGGTGTAAAGATCGTCGACAAGGTTGATGAGTTTTACATTTACGAAGAGAAGCCAGGGCAAACACAAAGTGGTGTAAAACTGTCTAACGACTCGATCAGTTATGTGACGAGTGGTATGTTAGATGAGTCAAAAAAGAAAGTTGTCTCGCATCTACACAAAGCATTAAAACCGATCAATCAATTGCGCATGATGGAAGACTCGTTGGTCATCTATCGACTTGCTCGCGCACCCGAACGTCGAATCTTCTATATCGATGTGGGTAATTTACCCAGAGGTAAAGCAGAGCAATACATGTCAGACATCATGGCAAAGTATCGTAACAAGTTAGTCTATGATGCGAGCACAGGTCAGATTAAAGATGATCGTAAACACATGTCTATGCTTGAAGACTTTTGGTTACCTCGCCGAGAAAATGGTCGAGGCACCGAGATCACAACGTTACCAGGCGGCGAGAATCTAGGGCAGATAGACGACATCATCTATTTTCAGAAGAGATTGTATCGTTCTCTGAATGTGCCGATCAATCGACTTGAACAAGAGGCGCAGTTCTCACTCGGTAGATCAACCGAAATATCAAGAGACGAGGTTAAGTTTCAGAAGTTTGTTGATAGATTACGTCGTCGATTCTCGTGGATATTCCTTGGAATACTTCGCAAACAGTTGTTGCTCAAAGGCATTATCACCGAGCAAGATTGGGAAGAGTGGAAAGACAGTTTATATATTGACTTTATTAAAGATAACCAGTTTACTGAACTCAAAGAGATGGAAATTCTCAGAGAACGAATTGGTGTCATGAACGAGATTACACAATATGTTGGTGAATACTATTCGAAAGAATGGGTGATGAGAAATGTTTTACGTATGTCTGATGAGGACATCGAGGATATGAAAAAAGAAATCGATCAAGAAGTAAAGTCTGGTGAGATTGATGATGGAGAAGAAGAACAACAAGAACCAGTGGCGCCTAAACCCGTTCCTGTACAGGTTGTTCCTGACAAAAAAACTGAGGAGTAATTATGTCTGAAGAAAATACAGTAATTGATGAGTTACAAGCGGAACCTATACAAACAGATTCTAAACCAATCGAAGACTTTCTGAAAGCGGTTGAGGATCAAAACTTTACTCAAGCAGAACGTCAGTTTAACGATCTTATTCAAGATCGATTACAAGACACACTTGATCAGACAAAGGCACGAATAGCCGCATCGATTGGTGACACTTCTGAACCCGAGTTTGAACCGGAGACAGAATCTGAACCTGAATCTGAACTTGAATTAGTCGCCGACACAGACGATAATGATGAAGATACCGAATCCGAAGAAGATGAGATCTAAATTATTATAAATAATCTAGTTGGAGAATTAAATGAAATCATTTAAAGACATTCGTGAAGCAAAGAGTAAGATGCCTCCGGGTGATCATGTCTCTGACACTAAAGTCAATCGTCACACTGTGATGGTTCACAAAGATAAAAAAGGGTTCTCTGTTTATATCGACGGAGACAAACTCGACACCTATCGTTCTCAGAAAGAAGCTGAGAAGATGGGTGCTGCTTTCGCAAAGGAAATGTAGATGAAACTTATTGCCGAGTATATCGACAACGAATTAGAAGTTATCACTGAAGCAAAGAGCAACGGTGAGAAGTCTTACATGATTGAAGGTATCTTTGCGCAAGCAGAATCAAAGAATAGAAACGGTCGCATATACCCTCGTGCTATTATGGAACGAGCGGTTGACAAATATGTGGCCGAGCAAGTTAGCAAGAAGCGGGCTGTCGGAGAGTTAAATCACCCCGAAGGTCCGACTGTTAACTTGGATAAAGTTTCACACCTTATCACTGACCTCCGATGGGAGGGAAATGATGTGGTAGGAAAGGCACAAATACTGGATACACCTATGGGTAAGATTGTAAAAGGTCTCCTTGATGGCGGTGTTCAACTAGGCGTGTCAACTCGTGGTATGGGTAGTCTTGAACAAAAAAATGGCGTGATGTATGTACGCGAAGACTTTATTTTAAATACAGTCGACATCGTACAGGATCCCTCCGCACCAGCAGCCTTCGTTAATGGTATTATGGAAGGCGTTGAATGGGTGTGGAATAATGGTGTCATTCAAGCTCAAGAAATTGAAGAAATGGAGACAGAAATTACAACCGCTCCGAAAAAGCATCTCTACGAGACGCAGGTTCGTGAGTACAAAAATTTCCTCTCGTCGCTCAAATCAAACTTTAAGGAGTAAGACATATGTCTGATCTAGAACAGAATGGTGAGCTTCCTATCGAGGAAGCTAGTGCTCAGAAGATGCCTGTTGGTACTGAGGCAGACTCTATCGCGTCCGTAGACAAGACTGACGATGCTGTTAAGAAAGCCCCCTCACGTAAAGGGGATACTGGAAAACAGGATCCGATGCCGAAAACTAAAGCAGGAATG